TGAATATCTGAGTCTGCGAATATCTTGAATGTGTAAGAAAATGTAGTAGTTGAACTATCACCACTATAACTATTCTTAACTGTAGTTGAGGATATTGTCATAAAGTTCCTTTATTATATTTTATTGTTTGTGTCTATATTATTTAATATCTTTTATTGCATCCAAAGAGTATTTACTTATATCAATCATATTACGATACATTTCATCTATTAATTGTCTTTTCTCATTTGGAGAAAGAAACTTACTGTTATAAGTATCTCTAACTCTTTTATCTAAATCTTGTACTAATTTGTAAGTTGATTTTAAAATAGTAGCTTCTGCTGGAAGATTAGTTAATAATTTATTAGCTTCTTCAAAGTTACCAGCTTTTTGCAAGGTATCTATTGAGTTAAATATTTTATTAACCTTTTCATATTTATCATAGAATGTAGTTATATACTCAGATCCAGCTGAAGGATTACGAACCACAAATGCTCTAATTACAGGTATATCAGCTAATGTTTGTTCTGGTTTAATTGGATCATCTATAACACCAGAACTAATTAATGCTTTATCTAATACAGATGTAAATGTTCTACCTAATGTACCAGTCCAGTTATTAATAGTTGATTCAATTCTAACAGGCGATGATATTCCAGAATATTCACCAGATATTTGTCTAATTAATTTTCCTAATATCTTAGATGTTTCAGAAGTATATTCTGTATATTGATACTCAGGTAATAATCCTTCTAATGATCTTGGCACTATTGGCTGTTTAGTAAATAAACTTCTATTAGAAAATGCTTCTATAACAGGCTTAGCAACATCAGGAACAGGAATTAAACTTGTTGCATTATCAAATGCTAAAGTGCTTATAAATTTTTTAATAGCAGTTGGATCTTTTGTTTGAACAAAATCTAAAAGTCTTTCTGGTAAAGTTCCAAATACATAACCCAATTCAAATGGCTTTGGTATTCTCCATGCAATACTATCTTTACCTTCTCCTGTAATTACAATCCAGAATAAATCTTTTTGCCATTGAGGTAATTTTTTATATCTTTCATCATCGTGGTTTGCGATCCAAAGAAGAATAGATGGTAAAGTAATACTAGCACCAACTGTATATAATGCTTTTGATCTTGTTTCTGCGTTTGTAAATGTTTCATATAATTTTAAATAACCTTGAACTCTAGCATTAAAGAAAGCAACAACAGAATTAACTGCTGCCATTTTTGCACCCATTCTTTGGAAATCTAAAGATATATTTCTAGATTCAAAACCACCACGTTCAACAGCCTGTTTATGACTTAAACCTTTTTTAATTGCATTGTTATAAGATTTTTGGAACTCACCAAGTCTTGTTGCATTTTCAAAAAACTCAGTCATTATTCTTAATGCCTGTAATGGATCTTTAACTAAATTATAAACTGGTCTTGATGTTAATTCTTTTGAAATATTATTTGAAAAATAGTTTTTGTCAAAAGCAACATAAGAAGATTGTGGTCCACCAGACTTAACCCAATCTTGGTATATTTGAGATTCTTTTTCTTTTCCTATTTTAGAATATATTTGTGTTAGCATTCCTCTGGCTGTATCTAATCCTAAAACAAATCCATTTCTGCTAAACACTGTTGCAGACATAGTATCTCTCATTGCGTTTCTTAAAAAGAATTCAGGTGCTAAAGTAGCTCCAGCTCTTAATGTTCTTGTTGGTAAACTAATAATACTGCTAACTAATCTTTGAGATACATCTGTTGAATATTTCCATGATCTTCCTAGATCAGAACCTAACTCCCAAACTTCTCTTTTGCCATCTCTAAATATTGCAACTTCATTTTTACCTAACTGTTGTTGTGTTTTTCTAAGTATTTCAAATCCTTCTAATGCAGTTTTATCTATTTTAGAAACATCAGTTACAATATTTTCTAATTCTTTTAATGTAACTTTAGTTCTTGTTAAATTTGGTTTTGCTTTAGATACTTCTGGAAATGCTGTAGGATCTATTGCTTTAGTTTGCTCAACCATTTTAACAAACTCAACTAATGAACGATTACGTTCAACTAATGTTACAAAATGTAATGTATTTTTATAAATGCTTTCAATAGGATCTACTATTACTTTTTCACTTCCTTTAAATTTTTTAAGAGGATTAGCAACTGATTTAGAAATAGATCCATCTTTACCAGTATCTTCTAATACTCTAAAGAAAGGAACATAATCTTTATTTGCTTCTAACATTGCACCATAAGTTTTTTCATTAATAATTTCTGAGTCTTTTAAATATTTTAATAAGTTGTTTTGGTATTCTCCTAATTGTTTAAATGTTTCTTTATATTTAACATCTAACTTTCTAACTGTATTTTCTGCAGATTTAATATCAATACCAGTTTCAAATCCTTGTTTAGATTTTTCTAATGCTCGCTTAGCAATAGAATAAGCACCAAACTCTTTATAAGTTGCTATATCTTTAGTTACTGGTTCTAATATTTTTGTTAATGGTTGGCTCTTATTTTCTAATGTTTTAAAATCTAATGTTCCATATTTTAAAAAATGTTCTCCTCTGCTAATCATTCCAGGTTGAAGTCTAGCAAGTTCATAAGGATTAAGATTTCCTTCTTTTGCTTTAACTCCTATCTTTTCAGCTTCAGCAACAGCTCTTGATATTGGATGTAATCTATCTAACCAATTAAAAACTAAATTGTTTTTTAAATCTTTAAAATTTGTTTTAACTTCTACTGGATCAAAAGATATTTTTTCTTGTACTTTAGCAACATCAACATCTATAGATTTTTCTGATTTAATAGTTTCTACAACTTTTACTGGTTCTACTTTCTTTTCAACTATAGGTTCATAAGTTCTAGCTATTTCAATATTTTTACTACCAATATCTTCTCTAATAGTTGGATCTACAATAGAATCTTCATAAATCTCTGCAGGTTTTTTACCTGTCTTTTTAACTTGTTCTATTGCTTTTCTTACACCAACTTCTCCTAATCCAAATGCTGCAAAGAATCCTGTTGAATATATTAATTCATCTTTTGTGGGAAGTTCGCCTCTAATAGCCGCACCAGTTCCTTCAAATCCAACAACTTGTGCTGCAAGTTTTCCAAAATAGTTTTGACCAACTGGTCCAAGAAATGATGGAAGTTTAGATGCTACAACTAATTGTGCCGCTTCTGTACCACCTGCTTTAATTCCTTCATTAACAAATATTTTCCACCATTCTTCAAATGTATCAACTTCACCTTTTTCTAAAGCACTTATATACATTTGTCTTACAGTTCCTGGAATAAATCCAGCACCTATAGTAGCACCTATTGGTCCAGCAGGAGAACCAGCTAAAGCACCACCAAGATAATAAGGTATATCTGCAAATAAAGTTGTACCTCTTTCTATAAATCCTTCTACATATCCAGTATCTTCTGGTTCTTTTGTAGTAAATACATCTGGAAGTACACCAGTTGTTTCGTATGCATTTTTTAATGATTTAATTGATTTACCAAATCCTCTTTCAATATAAAGATCATAATCAAATTCTTTACCAACTAATCCTTCTTGAACAACAGTTCTTGCTTGTTCTTTTTTCTTTCCAATTTGAATTACTGGTTGAACTATTGAATCTTTAATGGATTGCCAATAACTTTTGATTTCAGTTGTATCTGTTTCTTTAATACCAAAGTATTGATTTACTTCTTGATTATTAAATCCAGCATTAAGTAATTGTTTAGATTCTTTAGCAACATAATCTTGAATCTCTTGGTCATTAAAACCAGCATCTTTTAACTGATTCAGATCCATTTATTTACCTATTCTTTTTTTATAATCTGCTACTGATTCGCCTGGTAATCTCTGTGTTGTTACTTTTTTAATGTCTTGTTGAACAACTCCTTGATATAATCCTTTCATAATCTCTGCTGAATCTGGAATATATTTATATAAATCTTTTGCTATATAATCTGGAGATTTAGGATTTAATAAATCATTTGTATTCTTTTTAGTTGCAATACCATTTTGAAATCTTGAATACATTTCATTATAAAAAACATCTAATCTATT